GGATGCCGCCAGCAGACCGCCAGGCCTGCGCTGATTGATCAATTCCTGCTTCACAACCGAAGCAATCACCAGGCCCAGGTCGGTGCCCTTCTTGTTGTCCGACTGCGGCTGCGCCTGCCCGGTCTCCATGTTCACATTGACCACCACATTCGTCTCACCACCGGCACCACCCTGCATCGTCACAGGGATGGTGCGGCCATCAGGCAGTGGCACATATGCCTCTGGCATCCGACCTTCACCGAACATCGCAAGCTGCGGACGGTCAGCAATGCCGCCCTTTGCATAGGTCTTGAGCGGCAGCGGTCCCTGATCGGTCATCACCCCGCCACCAGCAAAAGCAAAGGCTCCACTGATTGCGCTGAAAAGAGGTTTCGTGATGTTCTGCTGGATCAGCATCCGAGCAATGTCTTTGAGGATGCTATTCACCAGATCCTTAAAAGACGCCTTGCCGGTGAATGCGAACTCAATGAAGGCATCCGCCGCCTGGTCGCCCCATCCTTCCACAGCTGCAGTAAGCTCAGCCATGGCATCTTTGCCTTTTTCTTTTACACCTTCAAATTCGTCGACCGCCTTGTTTTGCGCTCGTTCGTAGGTGTCCCAGCTAATTGCACCTTTATCCAATAGTTCATTGAGCCTGGCCAGTTCAATGTTGAGCTTCTCAGCCGGGGTGCGGGTCTCCTCGTAAACCCGCTTACCAGCATCAGCAAGTGCATCGGTCTTGCGCTTCGCTTCGTCCCTCATTTCATTTTGTTGCCGGATGGCTTCCTCAAGCTCGCGCTCGGCAACCACCATCTGAGTACGCTGGCGCATCAGTTCTCGCGCCTCCTTCAATTCTTCAGCGCTGGCACCGAGCCGCTGCAGCCGAGCCAGAGTCAATTCGTCTTCACCCCGGATCAGTTTTTGAACCTCATCACGCAGACCCTGAAGCGTCTGCTTGCGCTCATTCTCCGATCGCTCTGCTTCCCGGTTTGAATCCGCAATCCGGGTGCGCTCCCGCACTAGTTCTTTGGCTTGCGCAATCTCTGCATCAGTTGCACGAAGCCGCCGCAGTCTGATCTCAATCAGACCTTCTTCACCGGTGGACAGTTTGGTGATGTCATCGCGCAGGCCATCAAGGATCGACTGTCGCTCTTTGTCTGCTCGGATCGCTTCCTTTTCCGCCTCAGTCTGCTGCCGCCGACCGTCCGTCAGCTTTTTGATCACCGTGGCAGCACGCTCATTTGCTGCCGTCGAGGTGTTCGTGTTCTTGCCGACTTGTTCAATGTTGATGCCGGGTTCGCCCAGGCTGGTCTTTGCCGAATCGGAGTTGCGCTTTGCATTGATGATGCTCTCAGACCAGGCATCGATCTCGCGCCTGGCCAGAGCAGCATCCTTTCGCATCTGCTGAGCGATTTGATTGAAGGCATTGAAGTCGAGCCGGGACAAAGCCTCAAGCTGCCTGGCAATGCCGACCGCCTCAGCGGCCACTTGCTTGAAGATATAGACCAGGTTCCCACCGACAACCACGATGGCTTCAAAGGCAATCCTGACGCCGTTGGCTATGACCTCCAGAGCACCGCCTTTCTTGCTGTTGTCCAGCATTGATTCGGCCAGGGTGTTCATCGGGGGCAGCAGTTCTGCCAGGATCTGATTGCCCATCCCGCGCAGCTGGTATGTCAGCCGGTCGAGGTTGTCATTAAACTCGGCAGAACTCACAGCCAGGTCGCCGCTGATCACAGCCCCGAAATTCTCTGCCTCGGCCTGAGCCTCGCGCATTCCCATCAGGAATGGGATCAGGGCATCGGCAGACTTGCCGAATATCTCTCGAGCGACCGCGGTGCGCAGGGTCTTGTCCGTGATCTCAGACAGAGCATCGCCAACGTCTGCCATGATGTCGATCGACGATCGCATCTGGCCATCGGCACCCTTTATATCAACACCCAGAGCCTCGAAAGACAGAGCCGCTTCTTTGTTGCCGGTGGCTGCATCGACTGCCTTTGCCGCCACGCGACCCATGGCCGACTGGACCGCCTCAAGCGAGGTGCCCGACAGCTTCGCCGCATAGTCCAATGCCGACAGCTGCTCGACCGTGTAGCCGGTCTGTTGTGAAAGCTCATCAAAACGGTCCGCGGTGTTAATGAGCGACTGGCCAATGCTGACAATGGCCTGAACCGCCTGCAGACCGATAAATCCAGCCAGGGCAGTCCTGGCAAAGTCAAAGCCGCGGCTGACTCGGTTTGCTGCCTCGTTCAGACCATCGACGCTGGATCGCAGCCCATCCACAGCCTGCTTGCCGGTGACTTGCGCACCGATCTTGAAAGCGAAACTCATATCCATGGCCATGGCCCAATCCTTTCGCTTGTTCAGCACTCCGAGTGCCGCTAGTTCCATGGCTTGCAGGTCTTCCATGACACCCGACTGGTTTTCGATGGCTAGGATTTTAAACAGGAATTCGACTGACTGATAATTGAGACCGATGAATGCCCTGTTGATCACATGCCACTGGGTCTGCAATCTCAAGAACATCATCATCGTTTCAGCGTTATCCTCCCAGACACCGAAAGACCGATCTCCTGGACTACCTGCCGCTGCCTCGACGACTTCAGGGGGCGCACCGAATGCGGCCAGGTCTGCCGCTGAATCATCCTGCACGCCACCCTGCGCCCAATGCCGAGCAGCGTCTGTCAGTTTTTTCGTCTTGCTCCTGAGATGCTGCCGAGCAGTGCCGTCACGATCGCCGTGGCCACCATCGGGATGTCGAGCAGCTGCTGCTTTGCTGACTCGCTGAATGGCACCTGGCCATCACCATCGACGACACCGGACCAGCCGACCAGCACCTCACGCGCCAGGTCCACATCGCGCATTTCGTTGCGCTCAACAGCCTGGCGGATTTCTTCGACTCTGCTCTGCGTCAGACGCTTGAACTCAGCATCGAAGGTGGCCTTCTCGGTCTTGCCGCCATCACCAGGAAGCTCAACCGAGACGGGCCAGCTGTAAGTCGGATTCTGAACGATCTTGAACATTACTTGACCACGATCCCGAATTCGTCATTGCCCACCGTGCTAGGCACCAGGTTGAATGGCACCTGAAGCATCTGGATGCCGTTCAGATCCTGGTAAGAAGGATTCAGCACCTTCACCCGATTGGACACGATCTGCACCCGATTGCCTGTGGCCGTGCCGTGCGTGATGTCCAGTGCGCCGAGCGTGCTGCCAAGGGCCAAGGCCCAGAAGTCTTTTGCAGCTACGGTCGGAGCCTCAAAGATGGCTTGACCGGAAGTTTCTCGGTTCGTCATCTGGACATCCTCGGCACCGATCAGGGTCCGATAGTTCACGGTGTTGCCGACGTTCAAGGTAAGCGACTGCAGGGCTGCGCTGTAGCCGTGCAGGCTGAAGCCGGTGGTGTTGTCACCGTTCGCCGCAAGCGGGGTCTGAAATGCAGTGTAGGTCACAGCACCAGCAGCAGTGTCGGTCGGTGCGTTATACAGGCCGGTGAAGCTGAACTTATAGACCGGGATCTGAGAGACCGTGATCTCAAGCTCAACAGTCCCACGCGCTCCGGTGATTTTGTGCAGCACACCGTCAACGTTGTAGTAGATCGACACGCTTGAAAAGCTTGCCGAGACAGGGGAGTAGGTCACGCTCACACCGGCTGAAGTGGTCGCAGACATGCCGCAGGCCAGCAGCAGGGGACCATATGCCGGGGCATTGCCTGCCGTGCCAGCACCGGCCATCTCGACCTCAAACTCGACAGAGACATAGCTCGATGCGAGCAGCTGCTCGCTCGCGCCAAGATACGGGCGGATCAGGTCACGGTTGACCAGTTCAGCATTGAGCGGGGTGACGTTCAGATTCCTGACCAGGATGGCATTGGCTGCACCGGTCGGGGTCGAGTCGGTGCCATATGTGACCTCGGTCTTTGCCAGGATCGTGCGCTTGCGTGAAAGAAGTGGCATTCTGTTTGCTCCAGAAGGTTATGCGGTCATGTCCGACCAGCCGTGCCGGAACTTGACTAGGTATTCGTGAGTCAGCTTCGCTGCGGTCTGGTCTGCGGAATCGTAGTCAAACCTCGCATCACCGAGCATGGTATCGATGGCCAGGCCATTCAGTTGCGTGTCGGCCATGATCAATGAATGCACGCTCTGCGCAATCTGATCA